TTAGTGGAATTTTTTAGAATATGTAAATTAGCCTCTGGACTCGTTGCTCCTATGCCAACGTTACCATCTTGTAATATTGATAGAGCGGTAACAGGTGATCCAGCATTTGTTGATACAATATCAAATCTATTATTAACACCACCACCAGTACCGATATATTTAAGATCCCAACCATAAGAACTAGTTGAGTTTCCTAAGTAGATTGAAACGTCAGCATTATCTAGGTTACTGTCCCCTGTAATTGTAACGGCTCTACCTGTTACATTATTAAAGTCTAAAACACCAGTTAAAGAACCACCTGCTAGTGGCAAGTGACCGACTTGAGAATAAGTATAAGCCGTATCCCACTGACCAACTTTAGCATTTGTAATTGTGTTAGATCCACCACCAAGAGTAAGCTCAGCTGAACCATTAAGTTCCATCTTTTCAGATGCACTTGTTCCATCATTAGCGGCGACATACCACCGCCATGCTTTTTCTCCTGTAGAGCTGGACCAAATTTCACTCCTAGTATAAGCTACAGTACCATCTGTTTCATCTTGCCTATGCACTATTTTGGCAGAAGCGTCATCAACTCTAATGCCAAGATATTGATTGCTGCTTCTACCAATTTTAACTTGATGGGTCGTAGGTATAGAACTACCAGTTGTATAGATTTCTAAACCTGCATCATCAGAATCGTGGGCGATATTTAAAGTGTTTTCACTCTTGTCCCAAAAAAGAGATCCACCTGCATTGCCGTAAACGTAAAAGTCACCGCTACCTGTGATCCCCCCAACGCTAATCTCTTGAGAAGACGTATTGCCTTGGGTTAAAACCTCATTAAGAGTTTGATCGTCGGTTTCGGAGGTTAAATAGTTCTGTGAGGAAACCCAAGATTGTGTAGCGACTGTGGCTCCAGTCATCGTGATGTTACCTGTAACATCTAAACCAGCAGCCATATCTACATCAACGTCAAAATTAACACTATTAGTCCCACTAATACTTAATATTTCTGTACTATGATCATACGAAATAGAGGCTTCCCCCGTAGTCTGATCTCTGAATGCGATTGTATCAGCTGTAGTTTGTATATTGTGTCCTGTCGCCGCCATATTCTCTTTTAGTTACACTTTAAAGGCTGTTTAAAACCTTACATTTTCCTAATCATTGCTTTAATATTATACGATTCCCCATCGCCGCTTTCCATTGCTTGTGCGATAATCGTACCAAATGGGTAAGGTTTACTTGATTTCTTACCGTGTCCGAGGACATCAGAGGTGGTGATGTAATCACCCACTTTAATTGGGCCAGTGACTTTAATTGGTTCAGCTCCCATAATTATTGGTTGCTTATAGCCTTTTTTAACTACGCCAAAGACCATCGTGTCATCTTCTTTTGAACATGGAACCAGATCACCATCTTCGTTCATGACAAGGATGGTTCCCGTCCTCATGGACTTGAGAGATTCGTGAGATGCGTTCTCCTCAAAGTATGCTCCCGCTACTGTGTCAGTGAAGGATGCGGTTCCAATAACGTGAAGTTCATATTCTGCGGAAGTGGTTCCTATACCAACGTTGCCATTTTCAGCGATAGTGAGTTTAGCGTCTGACAAGGTAGCACTTCCTGATCCCGTCTGGGGACCATTTAATATATGAACTTTACCTTGAGCATTGCCAGATGTTAAATCGGTACGTTCAAATACAATCGCGGCTTTTCTGTAAAGTTCATTACCAGTTTCACTGTATCCAAAATGAAGACCTGCATATTCTCCTGAACTTATTGTACCTGCGATACTTGCAACAGCACTGTCAGTTCCTAAATATACATCTAATTTCTTTTGGGGGGTTGTTGTTCCTATACCAACGTTGCCGTTGTTGAGTATTTCTACATTCGCCCCTCCAGTTGTTGTAAACCTGTGGCCATTTCCAGAAACTCCCGCAAAGTAGTTTCTATTTCCATCAGCATACATGTGCAAGCGTCCAACGTCAGAAATGTTTAGATAAATACCTTGACTAGATCCATTGGCAGATACGTCAAGGGTTTTTGCTGGACTAGTTGTTCCTATACCAACGTTTTGATCCGTATCAATAGTAATAGCTGTTGTATCGCCAGTTTCAAAAGATAATTTTTTACTAGCTATGGTGCCAATCTGTAAACCATCAGTATCATCATATCTAATTAAGGAGCTATTACTTGATTGACTTAATCTTATAGCAGCACCATTAGTATCACTATTAATGTGTAATGTCGTTTTGGACGCATTACCATTTGGACTCGCTATTCCTATACCAACGTTACCAAAACCATTAATAGTAAATGCTCTACCACTATTAACATCAACAGCCATTGCGCCACCTAATGTCATATTAGATGTATGCGCTGAACTATCTACTTCAAAAGTATATGTGTTATTACTAGCACTAGCTTGCTGCCTTGTTATTTTTGCTACGGCTTGCTGTGATGTTGAATCACCAGTCACGGAAAACCTATAGGCGGGACTCGTTGTTCCTATACCAACGTTACCGTCAGCGGTAATGCGCATCTTTTCAGATGCATCCTGCATAAAAGCTAAATATGTTGAACCTGCGGAAAACCTCCAAGGGTCATAAGTGCTTCTCTGTAAATAGAAATTTGCATTAGTGGAAGCGGATTTAACGTGTAACTCACCGCTTGGACTCGTTGTTCCTATACCAACGTTACCAGCAGCATCAATACGTAGTTTTTCTGAAATGCCATCAGTTGAGTTTGTAGTAGAAAAGGCGAGTCCTATTTGCGCTCCAGTACTATTCTCAGCTATAGCACCCACTCGAGCTTTAGTTCCAGCTCCACTACCAGAACTATCAGCAGAGTAAAAATCTAAATTAGCAAAAGAATTTGCTGTATCCCATGCTGAACCGTTATCGGTATCTGAAATTCTAATTGTTGTAGGATTTGTTGTTCCATCAGCAGCTCCAGTGTTAGACGAGACCTCTAACAACTCACCCGGACTCGTTGTTCCTATACCAACGTTGCCATTTGCCTGAACGGTCATCACCGAAGTTCCGCCTATAGAAGTGTCGAGAATTTGATAACTACCATTGCCACCAGACTTAATTCTCCAATCAGTAGTACCTGTACGAAGGAATTGAATATATGGAGAGCCTCCACTTGGAACTAACTTAACTTCACTGCTGTCACCCGTGTTCTTTGTCGTTAAAACGCCACCGAAATAACCGCTTCCTATAGTTTCTAGCTTGTAGGTCGGATTTGTTGTTCCTATACCAACGTTGCCAGAGGAGTTTATATACATCCTAATATTCCCCCCGCCTGTAGCGAAAGGCATACCACTTTGAGAACGCAAGCCAAAATTATTAATATCAAGACCTGTAAATAAAGTGGTACCATACCCGACAAAACCTTTAACGCCTCCCGTTGAATTATGATAACCAGTAAACCCGCCAGAAGCATTTGTTGTATAAAAAGTAGCTATCGCTGAAGCTGTTGAGTGTACCGTCAGTTTCTCACTAGGATTAGTCGTTCCTATACCAACGTTGCCTCCCGCTTCTTGAAGCGTTACATGATCCGCAGTGTTATATGTATAGATTGATAATCTGTGAGGAGTCCCAGACTGGATAAACTTAAAGTAACCAGCATTATTATACCAAGTTCCAGCAGCAAAATAACTATCTTGACCTGAGGCTGAGTTCCCACTCATCCAAGCTCCATAATAGTCTTCGTTTGTGTCAGAATTGATAATGCCATTCACAGATAGCTTCTGGAGTGGAGCTGTATTTCCTATACCAACTTTGCCATCAGAATCAATCCGCATTCGCTCATACATCGTACCAGCGTCCTCTTTCGTTTCAAAAGATAGATGTGCAGATGGATTGGCTCCTCCATGATCAGAATAAATAGCTGTTATTCTAGCAGAATCCAATATATTTCCACCAGAATTAGCAGAAGGTGTTTGGAATGATATTCTATTGAAATTGTTTACAGTTTGATTGTCGTTTTGCAGAACCAAATCTCCAGTCGCTGTCCCAGCATCACTAGAAGTATAAGTCGATGATGAATTTTTACTTATCGTAAGTTGAGCTGACGGATCAGTTGTTCCAATACCAACCCTACTATTAGCAATATCAACAAAAACAGTACCATCTGCTACAGCCTCATTACTAGAATTACCAACAAATAAACGACCTTCGTTTAGGTTAGGAACGGCGTTGGAGCGACCAGCACCCATTACCGTAATAGAACCAGCAGAGTTGTCTGACCTCGTCACTTTAGCCATCTTCTGAAGAGCGGAAGCTTCTCCAGTAGGTGCAATACCAGTTAGTTGACCAGCTATATCACTAACAAATAATTCGTCGCCTTCAGAATAATTGCTTGTATCTAAATTAGTAATAGAACCAAAATTGACAACCCGAACGTTCGCGTTAGCGTTTACTGTTTCTTTTGAAACCCCAAATGCTGGCATCTTGTTTGGATCATTTGCGTCAGCTTTTGCTACAACCGTAGTGTTTCCATCAATACCCGAAATATAAACGACTTCTCCAGCAGATAACGCTTCTCCAGCCTTAGCCCTGAATGATACAGCCCCTCGTAAGTCACCGATAAATTCGTCAGCTTCAACGTCACCTGTAACAGTAACGTCAGTAGTGATGTCAAGTGATGTACCACTGATATCGCCAACGATAATTCCCAACTCAGAGCTATTTCCATAACCGAGTACGCTATCGAGATCTTGACTGTCAGTCTCTGTAGAGATAGGTGAGAAACCTAATGCGCCCGTGATGTCACCGCTTGTGAGGGTATAAGTTGGATTTATAGCGCCATCAACTTCAAAGGTAAATACGTTACCAGCTTTGGAAACTCCCGTAAGATAGTAATTCGGATCTGTGGACTCAGAAGAGGTATTCAAACCTGTAACGTGACCAAAGCTATCAAGTAAAACGTCTTGAATATACGTTCTGGCACTGTTGTCGCTACTACTCGCTGCTGCGATACTTGGATGAGCAGTAAGAAAGTCTCCCGTCTCTGAACTAGTCACGAAGCTACCTGTGTCGTTAACGCTAACTGGAGTGTAACCTAACGCTCCAGTGATATCGCTACTAGTAATACCAGTAAGGACGGTCTCACCACCCATCGTGATGTCACCTGTGACATCGAGCGTCCCCGTCATCTCAACATCAACATTGAACAGCGCACTATTCGTCCCACTAATAACTAATGCGTCTGTGCCATATTCTCCAATTGTAATTTTATCATAAGTAGAAGTTGATTCCACTTCTAGGATTGGGAGACCAGCGGCATCATTAACAGAGAAGATGGTGCCTGTGACTTCATCAGTCACCCCGAATAAACGACCGTTGACACCGTCAACCGAAAATATATCAGATACTCCAGTATCATCATTGGTAACCGTAAGAGCGCCACTAACGTCTAAGTCTCCACTAATAGTAGAGGAACCAACGGTAATTCCACTCTGTGAGGTGTTCCCTTGGGTGAGAACTTCATCAAGTGTTTGATCGTCGGTTTCTGTAGAGAGCGGTGTATAACCTAAAGCGTCAATAACTTCAGCGCTCGTAATACCAGTAAGAACGGTATTACCACCCATCGTAATACTTTCTTCAACAGTAAGATCACCCGTACTAATATAAACTCCATTATCAAAGTCTAATGTAGCTGAATGTGCGCCATTTGAGACATGGTCTCTATTTTGACCATCAGCAAGCACTAAGGCTCCATCATGACTATCTTGTATTTGAATTCGTCTACCTATCGCATTTGCATAGTCTCCGCTTACTTTTGAATATGCTCCTCCCGCAATAAAGGAGTTACTCCCGTAAATCTTATTGAATTGTCCAGCAGCAATAGTCGAAGAGTTACCACTTACGGTATTTCCCTCACCTCCTATTATAGACCCAAACTCAGAGTAGATTTCATTCTGTTCTCCACCTCCAATAAAAGAATATCCACCCCCAGTAATCAAGTTGACAACTCCACCAGCTATCACAGAGATATCAGCCGCTAAAGTATTATCGAATCCCCCTCCAATAAATCCCGCAGTGCTTCCTTGTATTAAATTTTGGTAGCCTCCACCAAGAATACTATAATCAGAAGAAAAAATATCATTATCATGACCCCCAACAGTAGATGCATAACTACTGCCTGTGATGTCATTTCCAGACCCAGCACCAATAAACCCAAAATCAGATGGTGAAGTATCATCTCCTGAAATAACATTTTCAGTACCAGCTACAATAGCATCGTAATCTCCAAAAATTTTATTTTTAGTGCCAAGAACAATTGCTGAAGCGTAAGAATTTATACTATTATGTATCTCAGATGAACCTGATACGTTAAATAAAAGTTTATTGGAAGCGAACTCTAAAGTTTCTGCACTATTACCTACAGATAGAACACTAACAATATCCTGTAGGCCAAAGTCTCCAGTATCATCTTTAGTAACATATTGATTAGTGGCGATAGGATTATCTTCAAAAGTATATGGCCCTACACTCCAAGACGCTCCAGAACCAAGATTACCATAAGGTACATAATGTAAGTATACAGGACTATCATTCGGAAGTGCGCCTTCATTTATATCAAAAACCTGAACCGATTGGTTAGTTATACTACGTGAAAATACTGGGTTGGGATTAATCTGACTAGCAAATGCGTCAGAACTACTTGAACTATAAACCTCAATCCTATCAAAAGATGTGTAACCAATATCATTGTTAAATGTAACAACACTAGTTAAAGCTCCAGTTTGACCACTAGAGTTTACAGCCGTTTTGCTGCTTTCAGATGATGAATGGGAAGTTGTACCTGTAGAGTCTTGAACTTCAATACCGCTTATTTCAGGAACATTACCATAAAAATAAAACTCTGATGTATAAGATTGTCCCGTTTCAGAGAGTGTTATTTTTATACCAAAATCTTTTGTGTATTGACCAAAAACATTTATATTATCATACTCAGTGAAAGTGAAAACATTAGATTTATAATCAGTGAGGAAGTCTTGGTATTCAACACTTCCATCAAGATTAAGTATGTCTACACTAACACTACTAACATAACTATTAGCCAAGAACTCAGTATTATTTAATACCGATCCACTAGTTCTATCCAAAATATCTAAATCGACAGTGACAGCCTTATTAAGGTGGACACCGCTACCTGTACTTGTTAAAGTCAAATCAGTTTGATCGACTGTAAAAGATGGCTGGAATTCGTATAAAGGCATTTATCTAAATGTTATGTTGTTTATGAAAGATTTGTCAAACTCTTCTAATTCTGTATAAAGTACAAATGTTCTTAATGTGGAAAAATCTGAGTCTATAGTTTTAGTGGAACCTGTAGAAGATCCAACAGCTTTTACACTCAAAGAGTAGTTACCTATAGAAGATAAATTATCAAATTTCACAAATTCATTTGATATTCCTGTTGATGAACTGCCTCCGTTTGGATATCTTAAAATAGCCTCATAGCTAGTCTTCGATGTTACTTCATCCCAATCACCACTAATATAAAAAGTATCTGTTTCTGTTCCTTCACCAGTAGTAATAGATAAGTTTTCTGGAGCGGACAATCCTGTGTATGTTATGTCGCCAATTTGGGTTGCGACATTATAATCATATGTATTTTCTTTTCTATCTAAAGAAATATTATTTTCAATCAAAGAGAATTTACCAGTTTCAAATTTAGCCGCAGATACTAAGTATTCATTCGGACTATTTTCTTTAATAGAGTCAATCTTGTATAAAACATCATCTGCATCTTTTAAGTCAAACCTATACGGACTACCAAGCTTAATGAACTGTAGGTAGTCTGGGCCATCTACGCCGCTAACAAAACTAAAACCGTCTCCTGTTCCAACCTGCCCTGTAACATTTAAAGTTACAATTTGAGGCTCTGAATTAAGTGTAATCTCTGATTCTAATATTCCTCTAGCATTTAAAACATTGAGATCACCGCTAAAGAATCCTGAAATATCAATCTCTGGCGTAACTCTTTTATCTGCATCACTACTGGAGTAAGTAGAAACGATACCAGTATTTAATTCAGCTAGATTCTGAACACCTGTTGACTTAGCTACAAAATCTCTATTTGCTTCTTCAAGACCTGTTGCAAATGTCCAGCCTGTGTAATCTGTACCAAAGTAAAGCATATTATCTCCAGTACCTGTGTACAAAGCGTATTCAGAAAATGTAGTTAAATCCTCAATATCAGAATCTGAATAACCACTTCTATACCCCGAGAAATTATACAGCCCAGTATAAATATCATCAAAATCAGAATTTGTTGATACACCAGTAATAGTAAAAGTATCTGTTCTAGATCTTTTCTTACCCGCTATATCACTTAGTTCATCAATTGAGCTTTCTCCTGTAGGGTTATAGACTGTTAATATACCCGTCATGGAGCTACTAGAGTAAGGACCACTTAACTGGATATATTCATTATCAACATCAACACTAAGAACTTTACCAAAGTTAGATTTTTCGTTCTTTAAATCATCGTCAACAATAATAAGATCCCCGGGTTGACACAGTAAGGCCTCTAAACCAGAAGTAAATACAACTCTTTGATTTTCTTTAATTGTTCTATAAATTAAATGCTGACCAATTCTTCTGGCCATAGATCTAGAAGTAACACCTAAACCATCAATCCTTTTCTTGAAAACACCCCTGCTTCTAATATCCTCTTCGTCCTCAATAACCTCAACTTTTGGAGTAAAATTTTCAAACCTATCTAAATAAGAAACCTCAACTGTATTAAATTGCTGATCTCTTCTTAAGTTTGAGTAATTAAAAACCCCATCTTTTACATTGTTGTTGCTGAATGTGGCTATAGGAGATTTAATTCTCTCATCAGCAAATGAAACTTCTGAAGCCCTGAAAAATGTTTGACCCCTGAATAATTTTGATATAAGTTGTATGGAATCAAAAACTTTCTCATCGCTTTTAAAAATGATGTTACAAGAATATCTAGGCTCTAAGCCTCCTCTGCCATCTGGAACGCCTTCAAAGTTACCGTTTGAGTCTACAGCGTCACAAAACCTACCAATCTTATAAAGCTCCCATTTATTGATATCGTCTAACTCGATATATCTGCCCAAACCATATCTAGTGTTTGTCAGTAGATCATATAAAATCCAAGCTGGATTGTCAGTCCAACCCGTTTGAAATTCCCCACCCCAATCACCTTTGTATATAGATTTACTTTCTTCCGAAGCATTTTCAAATTCAGCCACGGTATCGTAATATCTTTTATCTTTCTTTCTATGTGTTAGTTCTGTTGGAAAATAATTGTCTGGAATCTGAACTCGTTTTAATCTGACATCAAATGATCTTTGAGGTGCAGAAGAAAAACTTTTAGAATCTAATTTTGTCCCTATAATAGCAGAGAATGGATAACTTAAATTGACAGGGATAATCTCCGTGACCTTATAAAAAGTTAATTCTTTGGATATTAAAACGGAAAATGTTTCTGTTGATATTTTTGTTACTTTGACATACCTTTTTTCTGGAGAAGAATAAGAGTTGTTTGTTGAGTAGTCATTAACTCTTGGAAGTGGGAAAGGTGTAGATAAATCTGCGCTACCACTTAAATTTTGAACATCTCTAACGTGTTTATATTGTTCTGGACTATCTGTATTGCTAGGATTGCCTATATCAAGAAGGGTTGCTCCTTCTATGAGTGCCGCAATCCTATAGGTTTTTGTAAGCGTTGGTTGAATTAATCCATCAGGTAAAACCTTACCGACTTCAATCTCAACATTCATAATAGCTGGTAATTTATCCCCTACTTTAAAATCAGAGTCAGTTGTACCATACTGCTTCTCAACAGTATCAAAGAGGGAGTCTATTTGTAATGTAACAAAAACCTCAGATACATTTGGGTTGTTGACATAATAAGTAATTGGCGCAGCTTTTTCTTCTAGTAGATATTCTTTATTTTTTGCATTCCACGAAGAGAAATCTTTACTAACTTCAACACGTTGATTGTCATTACTACCTTCATTAATTGGTAAGCCATTTTTAAGGGTAATGTAACTTTCTGGACCATCATACCCAGCATTATCCATGCTTAAAGTATCTCTTTTATCGTTTGTATTTCTCTTGATTCTTTGGACCTGCCCAGAAGATTTAAAAGGTCCATAAACGTTTTTATTTACAACCTTGTCAATATGAACTTTATTAAAGAAACGAAACGGAGATTGATACTCTTCACCTTTTCTAGATTCAATTAAAACATTGTTGTAGTTATATTTGGAATCATCAGTATTATTTTTTACTTCAGCGACAGTTAATTTAGTAACTTTTTTTAAGTCCGACAATAAAGTTTTAATATCAAACTTGCTTGTTTTTACTCCTTTCTTTTTTTTCGGAGGGATATATAAACTATAATTATTTTTTACGAAAATAAATGAAGCCCCTAGTATATCTGCACTTTGGTCGAGGTTGCCATCGGCATCGCAAATCGGGATCAACAAATCAATATAATTTGAAGTTTTGAAGATTGGTGAGTATTTACCATTAGACTCAGTAGGGATGACACAAACCTCTTTTTTGTTATTGAATTTTACCGCTCCTATATTATTTAATACGTCTCTATCGGGGAAATAAACAGCCATATAACCGCTTCTAAAGTTTTTTTCAAAAAACCTTTTGTAAAGATCTTTAGCGTCAGCGTTTTTCCAATTATCAGAGCT